GTTGTTAAAGCGAATAATGATCTCTGGCTTCTTTGTCTCTGGATTTTTGACCATAAACATTGAGCAGTTAAGATCGTCTAATAATTTGTTCATATAATAAATATCGTATGTCTGTTGCTGTTAAGTAATGCGTGTGTTGTTTTATATCTTTAAATATCTTGATGATATAATCTGGCTGTAGATCTGCATAAGAACATACTAAGAAAAAGTCTTTGCTCCCAATCCATTCTTTTGCTTCAATCTCATATTGTCTATTCAATCTACTTTGCCATTGAAATTTGCCGAGAGCATCAGTTAATCCGAGCAACAAACAAGATTTCCATAGTTCTTGTTCTTGCATAAAAAAAAGCCATTCTAATAAATGGCTATAATAATTTTCGTAATTTAAGTGATTATATAAATTTCTATAGATTTACGATTCATTTGTTAATAGACACAAACATAGAACTTACATATCAAATAGCTCAATTAATTTATCAAGAGCAGATCTTAACTCATCCATTCTTTTCTTAGCAGGTTTACCTTCTATAATAACAAACCATAAGATCTTACTGTGATTACCTATCTCTTTATCAATAAACCTAAAGTCAGATAAAGCTGTTAAACTCTCCACCATATATTCTTCAGTAGTGCCATTACCTAAGTTCTCTTTTAAACTAGCAGTAAGTTTCTGTCTTATACCTGCTGCTTCAAATTTCTGTTCATATCGCTGCCCTGCCCAATATCTTTTACTATTATGTTCTCTGTTATGTATATCCAGTAAGTTTCTAGCATAATAGTTATCTAATATTGATTTATGTTCTTTCTCTAAGTGTCTATCATTACCATAATCACTTAGTCTCCACCGAGAGCCATCAATCTTTCTAACAAAAGTATTTGATTTATCATCTCTGATTAATTCCTGTCCACCAAGATCAATAGTATGTTTATCTTTTTTCTTTTTCTTTACCAAGCCTTGTACTCTTCTTCTGTTATTAAATTTTCTTTTTTCATCTGACGCACCATATCGTCAGTAATAGCTAGTAAACGCATTCCCTTTTTGACTGCGTAAACATAATCTTTATGTGATTTCTTTGGTTGAATACCAAAGTTATCGGTTACAGTTTTACTAGGTAACTCTTCTTCCCATCTTGCTTGATTTAACCATGTAGCAAAATGTGGAACAAACTTAGGATCATCTACTGATGAACATAATTCATTATATTTTTTTATAATTTTTTCTGATTTTATATCTTTTGGTATCTTTTTTAATGATGCTTGAGCTACTTGTTTAGAGCCTCTTTTGTATGTTAATTTATCCCATATAGTATTAAATATATCACTATCACTATCACTATCAGACGATATCGTTACGACATCGTTATTCTTCGTTCTTTTCTTGTTGTATTTTTCATTAGCTTGAAGAACTTGATCTTTCTTTTTTCTAGCAATTTCGTACTCTTTTTGCTGTCTTTCATTAAAGTAAGCATCAACACCTTCATCGTTTTTCTTTAAAATAAACTTTGATTTTAATATAAAGTAGAGGTCTTTTTTCTGCTCTTCCCAGTTAGTTAAATCATCTGGATTGCACAATAAAGATAGTCGTGATAACTTTACGATATCGTTAGGTAATCCTCTTCCATTCTTAACTTGTGCATGAGATAATAATTGTATGTATATTCCTCTTTGCTGTGGAGTTAGATCTTGTGTACCTGTAATCCAAGACTCAACATAAAAATATAATGCAGGAATGTTATCACTAGCTGATTTCACAAGGCACTTCCTTTAAAACAATTAATGATCGTTTCTTGTAGTTAGCTTTTGCGAGGTATTGCTTTTGAACTAAAGCATCGACAATGACATATCCTGCACTTGTTGTTTCGTAACCAAGTCCTTTTTGAATGTCTCTGTAGGATGGAGATTTATTATTTTTTTTATAATAATTTTGTATGTATTGCTGTGTTTTTAACTGTGGTATTGTTAAATTTTCATCTAATTTTACAGTTTTGTCACATAATTTGCATTTTATTTGCATTTTTTGACAATTAATTATTTTTATATAATTTGTCAATTTTATTTGACTTATGTAAAAAGTTACAATAATTGGAAATACTTTGACATTTAATTCAAAAAGGAGTTTAAATATGCAAATGAAGTTATTAGACCACAAAAAATATTTAGATAATTTAAATTTATCAATAAAAGAAAATGGTCATACTCCTAGATCAATAGCTTTACTTACTGCTGATGCACCAATGGGTTATGGTAAAATGTCTCATCAAACAATTTATTCTATTATAAAAGGCGATACCGATGCAAAATTTTGGCAACTGCAAGAATTTGCTAGAGTTTTAGAAATAAAAATAAATCGTATTATTAGTGATAATATTGTTAAAACAGAAATTATTGAGAAGTATGATTATGAAAAATGTCATTTTGTACCTAGAAATTATAGTGAGCCAATCGAAGTTATTTATTTTTTAAATAATGCTACATTAAAACCAACACAAAAAGCATTTTTTTGGGGTAAATATACAGGTAATAATATTCCTGCTTTTTCTCTCATTGATTTTGACCACAAAAATTGGGTTAATGATGACAAATTAAAAGACAGATTAATTAATGTAGATGTATTTTTTCAATGTAAAAAAGATAATTTGTTTTATTATGGTCAAGTATTAGAGTTTAATAAAGATAGCACTTGCGTTTTTCAATGGTGGAAAAGTAAACACATAAATAGAGATGATTTAAAATTTAAAGAAAATGGCAGAATGATTTCTTATAAAGATATGTGGGTTAATGAGTTTGAACTTTTAAAAAATTGTGAATTTAAAGCTATTTATCCACGAATAACTACACACACTTTATTTGACGAAGATTATAAAATAGAACAAATCGCTATATAACTTTACTTTGTCAATATTGTTTGACAATTTCCAAAACTTTCAATAAATAACATACAAGTTACATAAGTTGCTCCTTATGTGACGATACATAACTGGCTAGGTGGCATTTGGTTGAGCAAGTGCCACCATTATAACCAGAGAAGGAGTTGTATGTTACATCTTGCAAAAAATAACATTACTCCAGAAGATATTAATAAATCTTCTGTAACTAAATTACCAACTATTATTTGCACAAAACAAGATTGGATTAATATGGATAGAGAGGAAGCTGTCCAAAAAGATTGTGCAGAAAGAAAAAAATTATCAAAACCATTTGGCAACAACAATATTTATGTTTGGTTAGGTATAGGTGTTGCAACAACTAAACACATAACAAATTTTAAGGTTTCATCATTAGCAAAATAATGATGGATTTGGTGGCTGTAATTAAAAAAATATTTTCATTTTTCCTCCCAAGAAATGAAACTACAGCCACCTACACAACTGTAAACTGGGAAGCTGAAGAACATAAAATAAAGGTTAAGAATGCCAACAGGCGATTACATAATAAATAATAAAAAATTACCAAGTGCTACCCAAGTTATAGGAAGATTTAAAAATGCTATGGGTTTAATTATCTGGTCAAATCAACTAGGATTAAAAGGTTTAAATTATTTTGATGAATTAAAAAAAGCAGGAAATACTGGAACATCATTACATGATTTAGCTGAACTTTATATATTAGAAAAAGATTATGAGTTACCAGACGATCCTATTGCCATTCATTGCTTTCAACAATTTGTTGAGTGGTGGGATAGTTTAGATTGTGAAGTTATCTGGACTGAAAAAAAATATACAAGTAAAAAATTAAATGTTGGTGGCTGTCCAGATTTATTAATAAGAAAATTTAATGTTGAAAAAAATAAAGATGAAACAATTTTAGTTGATTTTAAAACTTCTAAAGCTGTTTATTCTGATATGCTTATTCAACTCTCTTGCTATGCAGAACTAATAAAAGAAAATGATGGCATAGAAATAGATAGAGCAGTCATAGTACGATTTCCAAAAGATGATGATGAAACTGAAATAAAGAAATTTTTTAAAGATGATCTTGCTGTTGGTCTTAAGCAATTTAAACTTCTTAGAAAAGCATTTGATTTAGATAAAGACCTTAACAAAATATTAAAAGGGAAAAAATAATGGGCGATGAATTTCCAGAACAAGTTATTGAACAAGTAATTAATCCTATGCCTAAGAGTATAGCCACAGCAATCAATGACATAATGCTTAAATTACAAAAGTCATTAGAACATGATGCTAAGAATGATTATCAAAATTATACTTACACAAGTATTGATGGTTTTTTAAAACAAGTACATCCTGTTTGTGCTGAAGCAGGATTAATTATTGTACCACATGAACAATCAATCGAGATTAGTCCATCTGGAAAAAATTTAACAGTTGTTTATCAATATATCTTAATTCACAAAGAAGGCGATACATGGGATTTTCCAACAACTAAACATATTGTCGTGCCATTTGGTAATGGAACAGCAATGGGTACTGCCCAGTCTTATGCACTAAAACAATTTATGCGTTCTTTGTTCCAACTAAGCACAGGAGAGCAAGATGATTTAGATGCTTTAGAACAACCAAAAAATAGCCAGAAGAAAAAGAAACTAGGAGATGTATGACCGAAGAAAAAAAATTAGTTGAAGGACTATATCCTAAAGAAGGCAAAGTTGATTTTGTTAAATGTCAGCTATCAATAAAGAAAGATCAATTTACAAATTGGTATAAAAAGAAATTAGAAAATAAAGAAGATGAGTGGATTAACATTGATGTTTTAGTTTCTAAACAAGGCAAATGGTATTGTGCAGAGAATAATTTTAAACCTAAAGCCAATGCACAAGCTGAAGGCGATGATGCAGAAGATATACCTTTTTAATGTTAGAAGAATTTACAAAAGAACAGGTTGAGACACTAAAAAAGATAGCAGACAATCCTATTTTTAGAAAGTCTCAGCCTTTTCATGTAACAAAATTAACATCATTAGATGAACTAAAAATAAATATTTGTCATTTTTACGACATCACTCAAGATTTATTTTTAAGTAACAGAAAAGATGCAATTTTAGTACAAGCAAGAAAAGAATTTGTTCATCATGCAGTAAAAATTAAAAGAGTTTCTACTGAAACAATAGCAAAAGCTATGAACAGAGATCATTCAACAGTTTGTTATTATTTAAAAAAAGCATCTCCAGAAACAGATAAGTTGCTGCAATCTTTTAATGATAGTGGAGAAGATGACAACTAAACATTTTAAAATTTATGATGATTTCTGGTTGCCAGAATACACTATTGCTCAAACCTATCAATGTACTGTTTGTAATAGTTGGTATGGAACAGATATACATCACTTATCTTCTCGTGGAATGGGTGGTAGTAAAAATGATGCAAAAAATTACATCGAAAATTTAATTTGCTTATGCCGAAAATGTCATTCAACCTGCCATAGTAACAAAGAATTTAACACAAAAGCCAGAATAATTAACTTGCGAAACATTGCAGATAAATTGGAAAGTGAAGTTGATGGATAAAGGTATAAAAAAATATGATCCTCATGTGATTGCTGAAACAAAAATGAATGCAATTATTAGTTACAGAGAAGCTAAGAGAATGTTTAACTCTTTAACTAGAATTAAAGATGAAAAAGAAAAAGCAAGGTATTTACATTATCGTTTTTTATCTAATGAAAAACATAGTGTGGAAGATGCAAAAGCTAAAGCAAAAATAGATCCAGAAGTAACTGAGGTAAATAACAGATTAGAAGAAGCTGAAAAATTAATGGATGAAATGTTTGCACAGCTTGATCGCATCACAACAAAATTAGAATTAATGACAGATAGTAATGCCACAGCTAGAGCAGAAATGAAATTAGGTGGTTTTGTTACATGAATATTAAACTATCAAAAAAAGAACTTAGCGAAGTAAATCAAATTGCAAGTTTACGATGGCAATTATCAAGAGCTTCTGGTGTTGTTAATCAAAGAAAAGATAATAATAGATCAGATGATGATGTAGATAAACTAGGTTATGCAGGAGAATATGCAGTAGCAAAATTATTTAATCTACATTTTAATCCATCTATACTTGGCATTGATGATGGTTTTGATTTGTGGATTAATGATTTATCTATTGATGTAAAAACAACATTTTATGAAACTGGTGTTTTACTATTTAAAAGTAAAGACGCATTTAAAGCTGATGTAGGAATATTAGTAACTGCAACTGGTAGTCAAAATATATTTAAGATTGCAGGTTTTATATCTCAAAAATTATTCAAAGAAAAAGCACAGATATTTAAAGAAACTGGATATTGCATTCAGCAAAAAGATTTAATGCCAATAGAGAGGTTATGGAAATACACAAGACAACAGGAGTTAATTAATGAGTAAAGAAATAATTAAAATTATACAAAACGATGAAGGTGGCGAAAATCCTAAGACTAAGTTACCAGAAAAGCCATTATGGGAATTAACCTTTGATGATAATTCTACTAGAATTTTAGGTAAACCAAAAATAGAAGAGTATTTAAGCAAAGCATACGAAAATACAGTTCATCATTTTACTAGAAGATTATCTTTATTAAGAGATGAAAGAAAAATTGTTCAATGGTCTATTGTCTTTAGTGATTATTCCGATGTGCTTTTAAGCAGCATGGAGCTTTGTAAAAAATTAATGCTTGGACATCAAAGAAAAGATGAAGAGAAATATAAAGAATTAGAAGATGCTCTTGCTCAAAAAAATAAACCACAAAATGAGGTGTTGTTTCATCCTCCCAAAATAGATCCCTACCCACATTTAACACAAGACCGAGAGGAATTAGACAGATTACGAATAAAAGCCATTGAGGAGGCTAAAAATGAAGAAGAAAATACAGATATCGTGAGAGGAGAATACTAATGACAGCAGAAAGAAAACCACTAGAGCCAGTCTATTACAAGAAAGATTTGGCTAAATCATTTGGAATATCAACTAGAACTTTACAAACGAGATTAGATGAATTATATCTAAAACATCCCAATTTTGATTGTTTATCTCGTTTCATAGGTAGAAAACAATTTTTTACCTACAATGACATTGAGGAGATTAAACAGTTATGCTTACCATCTTTAAAAGAAAAGAAAGTCAATTCTGGCAAATCAGAGGCACAGTAAGAGTTGGCAGAAAAGTTAAAACAATTACGAAAGAATCAACTGGTACGACAAATAAAGCTGAAGCCAGAAGAATTTGTGATATGCGATATGATGAAATTAAGGAGTCTATTTTATCTGTCTTAGATATGACTTGGGAAGAATGTTTTGAAAGAATGTTAGAAAATCCAAAACATCATCCATCAAAGCAAAGAATGTCTGTATTTGAAAGAGTAAAAAAACTTGCAGGTAAATATGAGTTAAATGAGTTTAACGATGATTTAATATTTCGTTTAGCTTATGAACAGCATCCAGTTTTAAAACAATGGAAGGGTAAAAAATTAAGAGATTTACCTTATGCTGAAAGACAATTAGCTTCTTCTAAAAACAATACAGCTAATGCAGGTTTTATTTTACCAATATCAAAAGTGCTGCATTATGGAGCAAAACAAGGATGGTGTAATGATCCAACTATTGAGCATTTTGAAGTATTAAACGCAAGAGCAAGACATAAAGAAATATTTTCTATTGAAGATGTAAAGGCAATAGAAGAAAAATGTACTGATGAACACATTAAATTTTTATTTATTTTTCTAATATATTCTGGTTGCAGAATATCAGAAGCTCTTAATATGAATTGGAACGAAACAAATCCAGAAAATGATGATAGACCTATGATAGATCTTGAAAATGATGAATTAAATATTTTTATGTTTAAGACGCAAGAATGGATTACTAAACCAATGCACAAAAAAATTAGAGAATATTTAGAAAGAATTAATTACCGAGAAGAAAAATTATTTGAATGGGATCATTTACACGATAGACAAAATAATCCTTCTGGAATTCCTACGAGATGGTGGTCTATGTGCCAACAAGCAGGAGTTACATATAAAAATCGTCATGCGTGTAGGCATACTCACGCAAGTTGGTTAGGGAAAAAAGCATCGTTACAATCTTTAATGACTGCTGTTGGTTGGAAGAGTGCTAAAGTTGCACTTGGTTATGTTAAAACTGATAGAGATGAAGTTAAGCAAATGATTAATGGTTTACCAGAATAAGATATTTTTTGACCATTTCGTGACCACTCTAAAAAATTAATTTAAAAAATGGCTGTTTTCTGGGGTAAAATAGTTATCGATTATGCTTGATATACTCGGTGTCATAAGGTACTAATATAGATGTAATGAGAAAAAACAAGAAAAATTGGGAAATTTTTAGCAAGAGTTGGAAGGAAAACGCAATAGTATGCGACCATTTTCCGACCACTCCTGCTCTCGTTACGACCACTCATAACAGGGAGAATAATATGCATTGGTATAAAAAAAACTTAGCTAACACTATAACTGTTTTAGGTTTTAGCAGAAGTAACTGTGAAGATATTTTAATTGAAACTTTTGATTTTAGTTACAAATATCACAAACATTTCCAGAGAAAATCATTTGTTGATGCTTTGGCAAAAAAATCTGATTTGCTTAAAGATAAAGTATCTCAAAAAATTATTGATCTAAGAAATAAAGCTAAAAAAGTTTATAATAAAGGGGAGAAGTAATATGATTGTTGAAACTATGACTGAAGGTAAAAATAAATATCAAGTTGAGTTACTTAAAAATAATAACTTTAATAAAAAGTTTTTTGCTACTATTAATGATGTTGTGTATCTTATGTGTGATACCTCAACAGTTGCTTCTATAAATCAATTTGACAATAGAGTTTGTAAATTAGAAGATAATGGTTTTACTACTTGTGGTTTTCACTACGAAGTAGGTAAATTTATTTTACATTTTAAAAAAAGGGAGGTTAAAAATGTTTAATATTGAAAAAGAAAAAGAAAGATTATCAAAGGATAATTATAACAGAAAAACAGATTTACCAAAAAGATTACAACAAGTTTATGATACTTTAATGGATAATGGTATTGAAGTTTCTGATTGTTATTGGGAGGATTTTGACTCTTGGAAAAAAAGTGAGGGTGGTCAATGGTGGTTTGAGTTAGGAGGAACTATTGATGGTTATTCATGGAATGGTGGAGATATTGGTGGCTGTGGAACTATTACAGGATCAAATACAGGAGTTGTAGATATGATTAAAAATCAATCAATAGATTTGCACCTTCTTGATGGGGAGCAATATAAAAATAATTCAGATCCTACTTTAACAAAAGATCATCCAGATTATTGGGTAATTGATAAAGACTTTAATCCATATACAAAGGTAGCTCAATAATAAGCCATCTAAATATTATCTACTATCCAGTCTTTTAGTTCTGATCTGGATAGTAGTTCTGTGATAAAATTACCATACGAATTAACAATAGTCTCTTCTTCTTTTTCTTTTAATAAATACTGATAATATCCAACATGGAGAAATTCATGGATAACAACATTAACTGCATCCTTACCTCCCTTTTCCATTATCCCTTCATCAAGAAATATTTTGTATGGTGGTTTGCCTAAAAACATACCTTGCATATCTCCTACTTCATAGCTTAATTCGTGAGGAATTATAACTAACTCAACAGTAAAAGCACCAATGCTTACTTCTTTAGGCAGTTTAACTTTTTTCATTTAGTATTTAGGTTTTCTTGGCTTCTTTTTTTGCATTTTTTTTTCCTTTTTTTTAACAATAAATGGTGTGTTTGTGCATTCACCAATTATAAATGCACCAGATAACACTTCTACAATTCTATTTAGTTCTTCTTTAGATTGCACCGATTACTACGATTACAATTACAGCAACAATTCCTGCTTT